ACACCAAATGTTTGATTCAATTTGCGTATGATACCATTGTGGAAAATCTATCTCACTTGAATGAGGAAGATGTTCTCAATGAGATTGCCAATGTGTATGATGAAGATGTGATTCAAGAACTGGTGGAGAGTGTGACGGTTGAGTAAGTGGCACAAGGGGGGTTGCGATGCCCCCCAATCCATGTAATACTAACAGTATGAAAAACACCCACCTTGAGCACCCCGAAGATTCTATCCTGACGGGTGACCTTACTGTTCTGGATTGGTTTACTGCCCGTGGCAATCTGAGTGTAAAGATTGACGGGGCACCTGCTATTGTTTGGGGTATCAATCCTGCCAACGGTGAATTCTTCGTTGGCACCAAAGCAGTCTTTAACAAAGTAAAGATTCGGATCGCACATTCGCATGATGAGATCAATCAATTCTATCAAGGCGAAGTTGCAAACATTCTTCACGCTTGTTTTGATTGGTTGCCTCATTCAGACGGTATCTTTCAAGGTGATTTTATTGGTTTCGGTGGTGACACTGAGTATACTCCTAACACGATCACTTATCAGTTCCCTGAGGTAGTTTATGAGAAGATCATTGTTGCTCCTCATACTTACTACATTGCCGACAAAGATCTTCGTGATGCTGTAGCGTATCCGATGAAGTTTATCATCACCGATACTCCCTATGTGAAATTTGTGAAACCTGAAGCATACATTCAGCATGGGCAAGAATCGTTTGCTGATATAGAAGAGATCTGTGACTTTGCCCGTCAAATGTCTACTGCCTGTGAGTTTGTAACTGATAAGGAAGCGGCAAAGATCAAACAACAGATCAACGCCTGCATTCGTGCTGGTGAAGAAGTCAACCCTGAGAACTTTGATTGTGATGCTAACCTGCTGCGTCTGTGGGCATTGGTGAAGTCAATCAAAGATGATTGTTTGTTCCTCTGCCGCAATCAAGGTCCTGCAGCATACCTCTACGGCAACAGAATTGATGCTGAGGGTTATGTGATGACCAATGAGTTTGGTATGTTCAAACTGGTCAATCGTGAGGTCTTTTCTAATGCTAACTTCAACAACCAACGGTTTCAGTGTGCCAGTTGAGAAGGTGGCACACACCCCCTAGACAAGGTTCCCATTTCGTTCTATTCTACCAAAGTAATCAACGCAAGGGTTTGCGAGATGACTCTCAATCAATTCTTTCTTGACTGTCTGGATCTGAAGTATTTCGGTAACAGTCAGGACAATTCAGTTCATGAGCACGAAGTCGCTAAGTTGCTTGTGAAGCATGGTCTGAAGTATGAATATCAACCGAATGGTATTCAGAACTCTCCTGACTTCCGTGTGCACCACAACGGCAAAACTTACGACATTGAGTGTAAGTCCAGCAAGCAGGCATATCCTACCTACAATGGCGGATTGCCGAAGGAAGGTGTTATCTACGTGTTCAGCAGCAAAAAGTATAACGAAACCACAGTTTTCTTTGCTGATGATGTGGTGAGCAAAGAAAAGCGCGATCTGTATAACAAACTCATCGCTGAGTTGAATGTTACTCTGAAGCAGTATCAGGCACTCAATGAGTGGAAGGAAGATGAGCGTGGGTTTGACTTCTACATTCGCAACATGTTCACTCAATCGGGTGGCAAAGATAAGACGGATTACTTCACTCATTCCCGCCGTGGTTACTGTGAAGATCGTGTCGTAAACTATGCCTTCTGATGTTCACAAACAAATGGATTATTGCGGTTGTTTTGGTAACAGTATTCTGGCAGCCGCTCCAACCGATCCGCCATATGACAGCTGATGCACTGGCACTTGCTGCCTCCTGGATCCGCGACTGACCCTGTAGAATTACTGCATACCAAACGACCCCAACCCATGCGGAAGATCGAACGCCTGATGAACGCTGCAATCAAAGCAAGCGAAGATTTCAAACTTGATAACACTGAGGTGATCGCATGTTCTAATGTTTCTGATGTCTACCTGCACGGTCATTTGATTGCCCGAATTGGTGAAACCTGGATTGAATTGTTTGATGGTGGATATCAAACCAAAACCACAAAGTCCCGCCTGAATGCTATTCTGAAAGAATTCGGAATCACTGGTGAATGTGTCTTTCAGAAGAACTTTCAGTGGTTCGTTAACTACAACGGTTCACCCATTCCGTTCTTCTCTGGGATGCGTCTGGCATAGGTTTTATAGAGAATGGGATGCGCTCTAAAGACACCCCAACTCAAATCACACTGTTTTACATTTTATCATGACCTTTGATCTTGCAACTGCTCTGCTGAATCGTGCTGGTAATGGTAACGAACTGATGGCAATTCTTGACTCTATCGCTGCCGACAATGAACAGGGAATTGTAACCGATACCGATGGCACCCCGTTGATTTGGTGACAGTTGTAGAGGTGTCCACTCTTCTCCCCGTGAGCACCTTTTTTGTGCAATACTAAAAGAGTCAAAGAAAAGCAACTCAAATGTCCGTGATCAAAGCATTCTCCATTGACGGAAAGATGATCAACAAAAGCACTGAAACTGGCAAGTGGTGGGTGTCTGAAATGGAGAATGATTGCTTCCGTGGTGCTATTGCTTCTCTCTACGATTTCGTGGTTGAGACTAATGCTAACTGCGACAGTGCCTATGATTGGGTTTGTGATCAGTGCGGCATTGATACATTCGTTGCCGACACTTGGGCATGGGATTGTTTCTATTCGGTCTTTGATTCGGCACGTGACTGAGTTACACTAAACCACACACATTCCTCATTCGTTATCATGACACTCTACAACATCGCATCCGATCTTAACACCCACCAGACCGTATGGGTGAGCACCAACGTTGCTAAGGGTCGCCCGCAACTTAACAGTCACCGTGAAGGTAACGCAGGTCGTTCACTCAATCGTGCGGGCATTGATGGTTTCCCTGCCTGGGAGATTGCGGGTCTTCATTGTAACTTTGTGCCCCGTGCCATTCGTTCGTGAACACCAGCGCCCCGCCGTTCCGCCGCGTCGGGGGGCGCCCCCGTTATAAAAACCATGGGTCCCCCTAACCTACAAAGTGTTACGGACGCGAGTATAATATACTGTGCTATATAAATCTAAAAAGAAGATTCATATACACGAAATGAGAAAAAATTCCGGAGAAAATTTTCAGTCTGTACAAGTCGATCCAATCACGGGCGACTATTACATTGTAATTCCTGAGTGGATTACAAACGATCTTTCATGGTACGAAGATACACAAGTTCGCCTATCAATTGAGGGTGGAGATCTCGTAATAACCGAAACTGAGGGTGATTGACAATCTCTACATAATACTGTATGATCATTGATGTAAACGCATTCTATTATGGCCAAAGGATTTACCGTAAAAGCAAAAACGCCGACTGCCTCAGAACCAGAGTGGGACTACAATCTTGCCCGTGAAATGGTAAAGGGTAAGACAATTGTGTTCTGTCTACCTGGAAGAGGAGTCTCATATACTTACTTAAAGAATTTTGTTCAACTTTGTTTTGATCTGGTACAGGCAGGAGCAAGTATTCAGATCTCACAAGACTACTCATCAATGGTGAACTTTGCCCGTTGTAAGTGTCTTGGAGCAAATGTACTTCGTGGACCTGATCAGATTCCCTGGGATGGTAAACTGAAGTATGATTGGCAATTATGGATTGATAGTGATATTGTTTTCAATACTGAAAAGTTCTGGCAACTTGTTCTGATGGATCAAGACATTGCTTCTGGATGGTATTGTACAGAGGATGGTAGAACAACCTCTGTAGCACACTGGATGGAAGAGGATGATTTCCGTAACAATGGTGGTGTTATGAATCACGAAACCATTGAGAGTATCTCAAAGCGTCGGAAACCATTCACTGTTGATTATGCTGGATTTGGTTGGTTGTTGATTAAGAACGGAGTCTTTGAACACTCAGAGATGAAGTATCCTTGGTTTGCTCCAAAGATGCAAGTCTTTGAATCTGGTGAAGTACAGGATATGTGTGGAGAAGACGTATCATTCTGTTTGGATGCAAAGGAAGCAGGTTTTGAAATCTGGTGCGATCCTCGTATCAGAGTTGGTCACGAGAAGACAAGAATCATTTGATGGCTAACGAACGATATAATATTCTCTGTAAGGGAAGAAGAATTTATTCAAGTCTTACAGAAGAAGAATATTTCAATGTGATGGAGGATCTGTCTATAGAGTATTATCAGACAGGTGCTCCATGTCCTGGAGATCTTGAAACTGAAATTTTATTGGAGAATAACAACGTATGGCAGCAAAAGCAAAAGGTGGTCTGAATAAGAATAGTTCTTATCTTCCTGGTCCTCCTAAAAAGTCTCGTCAAGGTGCGGGTATGGGAACCAAATATGCCGCTTCTTCTCGCAATGGGGCACGGAAAAAATACAGAGGACAAGGTAAAGGTTAATCAATGGCATACTTAAACCATAGTTTACCAGATTGGTCTTGTTATATTCGTAATGAGTTTCTGTTTAATCATCAGAAAGGACATGGCGAAGTGACCAAATGTGACGTACATTCCGTCGCAAGTATTGAAAAAAGAGTTCCTCTATTTGAGGCATTTCTTGAAAATGGCGTGAATTGGACTCGCAGGCCACTTCACGCTTTTTGCTGGAGACCAGATGCTGAGATTGAACCCTTAGAAGATATTATGTACTGGGATTGTTTTTCTCCCTATATTGATGTACAAAAACGTGCTCGTCTTGCTGGATTACAGGCAGATTTGATACGCCCTGATGGAAAAAAGGTCATTGGATCTTATATGTTCACTCTTGACTGGTCTTGGGAAAACAAAGGAATACCAGATCTTAACTTTTCAGAGACTCCAGAGCATAAATGTGCTCATTTATTTAAAGTAGAGACTGGAAATTACTATGCCTATCCAAATAATCGCATTGTTTGGTATGATAATGCTTGGACTTTTAACAGAATCAGTAAAAATCCAGGTTATGAGATTGACATGACGATCTACTCTGTAGAAAATAAACGAAAAATTGAAACTTCAGAGCACTATATGTACGAAATTACAAATTTAGAACAAAAATAAATAGATTTTTTACCACAAATTGAGTTGGAAAAGTTTTCAATGGGTAAGCACCTACTTCTAGAGGTGTATGATGTTGATTTTGACCTGATTAATGACGTAGAATCTCTACAGAACGTCATGATTAGGGGCATTGAACGTGCGAAAATGACTATTCTGAACACATTTGCCCATTGTTTTCTTCCACAGGGATGTACAGTCGTCATCGCACTCTCTGAAAGTCATGTTTCTTGTCATACTTGGCCAGAAAATGGGTGTTTAGCAGTGGATGTCTATACATGTGGTGAAGGAAATCCAAAATTAATTGCTCTTGAAATCTTAAAGTACCTTAATTCCGACTCATATTCTCTGCGTGAAATAGATCGTTAAATAGAAGTAAGGAGATAGCAACCTCCTTTATAAAAGTTCTGTTTTATTGACTTAAAACAGGAGCTAAAATGTCTAATTTACCCGTAGATAGAGATCAAAATTATATGAGAGAGATGTGGGGAACTACACAACTCATCACAGATTATCAATCAGTAACACCACAGAAAAGAATTATTCAAGAAGTCATGCACGATTTGGCACCAAAGCATGATTTAAAAACACAAACTGAACTTCATGAAAAAATTCGTAATGATGAAGACTAC